AGCCATCATTATCCTTATGCCAGAACGTGAGCCCCTTGGTAAACGTTATTATCTTATTATCGTTCGTCAACTCGACATCCGTAAGGGCGTTCCCGGTTCCTGTTTTCGTTATGCCGGACACGCTACCGCCGACATCACCCGCCACGCTCAGCGTTCCATCCGTAGCTATATTAAGGCCGTTCCCAACCTTGACCATGCCTAACGCCCCGGTACCGGCTATAGGGCTTACTATATCATAATTACCGGCAGCGTAGGCAACCACATCACCGGTCGCAAGGACGTTATCATTGGCGTCCACCTTGACATAATGGCTAGTGTCCTTATAATTGAGATATAGGTTGGACAGCACGGCGTTCGTCCCGGTCATTCCGTTAATCGAGTTCCCGCCCGAGAAACGGACCCATTGCGCCGATTTATCCTTGGCCACATCGAATGTCTTGTCGTTGTTAAGGTGTATGAGACCGTTGATGCTTGGCACGTCTGTCATCGCTCCGGTAGCTATCCCGTTGGAGTTGAGTTTCTGCCCCCACCATGTGGCGGCGTATAGCTTGTCGCCTTCCAGTACCGTTCCCTTGGCGTTGCCGAATTTCACGGCGAACTGGTTCTGCGTCTCCTCGGTGTTTGGCTGGGTCAGTAATTGCAAGCCAGCTCCGGCATAATAGATCTTACCCTTGCCGCCGAAATTCGGGTCAAGCGACAATAGACCGGTGGCGGAATCAATGATGAGCCCACTATCCTCCTTTATCATAACAGCACCCAACATGTTGTAGCCCGCATGAGGGAGTACAATGTCGTGATCCGAGGTAGCGTAAGCCACGATGTCTCCTATTGATAATATGTGCTTAGCATTCTTAGGAATAAGATAACTATTATCTGGATCTGTATCAACATAGTTCCAATATCTATCAGCTAACTTATTGATAGAAAGCTTCATAGCTTCACCGTATCCTAAGTCTAATGCTAGATAACCGACTTCTGGTAAAGCATCATTTACATATTCATTTAACTCTCTGATTAGTTTACCAGCAAATTCTGCTTGTACTGATACTTGAACAGTTCTTGTATACTGCGCTATTACATCCTTGCCAAACATCAAGGGACTGCTCTTTTCATATAATAGCGCGTTATTAAAAGTCGTTCCAGATTCAGAAGGGCCATTCAGTATATTTGCTATCTTAGTAACTACAGTATCTGTCTCAAATTCTGCGTCGACTGCCGCAACATCGCCGTAGTCTTCCCAATCCACATTGACTGAGAATGATAAAGCTCTATATACTTTTCCATCGCTTGTTATATTTATGTTATCACACATACGAACAAGCCTTAATGCATCACACATAAATTCTGGTGCATTAAAAGTCATGTTGTATACTTTAGAACTGGTTTGCTTTTCTATAAACTTATAACCATCTCTTTCAGTAAGTTCTTCTTCAAAAGGATACGAAGGTTTACCTATTTTAGTGCTAAGATAGCATACAAACTTAAACCCTGAAGTGTAATCTATATGACCACCTTTAAAATAAAGATTGTCGTTATCCCAGTACTCAAGTTTTATATAGCAACTAATGTTAGAAACTACTGTAAATACCTCTGAATACCAGGTTTTAGTACCTTGCTTTAATACTATATAGTGTCTGCCCTCGCTTAGTTTTGGAGATATTGTGCTATTCCCCTTATGCATCACTATGCTATAAGCATTGTTATCATCTGTATGATTAGTAACCTGTATATCGAGTTTGCCAGTTAAATCTATAGATTTATTACTATTAAGACTCTTTACTACTATACTGGTAACATTTCCTAGTGAGCCTGGAGACACGAATTGAAAGGGAAGAATGCTATTATCCGGGGCTATAAGACCCCAGATACTACCATACATGTATGACTTGCGATGATTCTGTTGATCAATAGAATCATACCAAGCTAATATGTTAAAATTATTGTTAGGTGACATTGTACAGCAGCTTTTTGTTATTGCGAATATATGTATATAATATGAAAGAAAAAATTAATTTAACTATTTTTAATAAAAACTATACTTTATTTAGGCTTACTTAATATGGTTACTTCAGCTTGTTTAGATATTAAGTCTATAAGCATTTCAGATATATAGCCGATCCCTAAATCTGTTTTGATCGCACTATATAAATCAGGTATAGTATTTAATATGGAAAATTTTACTTCCTGCGATACACATGCCTTAACACTTATAACTTCAAGTGATGTTAATTCAGAATAGCTTATATTGTCTCCTGGCATATCAAGCATATAAAACTTTATTAAATAAAACCACGATAGATACCCATTCTGTAAATTAAGCGAATATAATAAGCCACTATCGCTTGAAGTCAATTCAAATTTAATAAATGGTAGTTCCCAATTAGAGCCTACTTTTTTAGCAGCCATGAGAGCGAAACCATCCATCGAGAAATCGGATGGGCTTAAAAGCATATAATCGATATCAGATGTGAAATTACTTACTGATACATCTTCGTTAAGACTCTTATCCACGTAAGTTGATTTTACATCTATGCTAGTACCCTTAAATGCATCAGTCACTGTATCCATCCAGCTAAATTCATACCTAGATGCCAATTCCTGTTTCACGTATGACACCTCAGTTTGTTTATACCCTATATGTTTTAAATTACGTGGGTCTGCCATAGTTGTAAGATCATACTGCACAACTTGATTACCTCCAGTTACGTATGTGCGCCCATTATTATACCAAGAAACATGCTCTATTATAAACTTACCATTTTCTATATGCCAATAGCATCTAAAGCACTGTTCGAGCATATCCATTATACTTTTCAATGACAAAGTAGCTCTTTGGGCTGCTTGATCATATTCTCCTTTTAGTATATTGGATTTAGGTGTAATAAATAGCGTAAATGTATCATATACAATAGGGTTGGGGCTTCCATATAAAAATTTACTATATTCTTCAGTAGCTTCATGCGATATGCCAGGCGCTATTTTAGATAATAAAGCTTTTATTACATCTGATAATTTAAATGCATCTTTAAGTTTATATTTTTTTCTTGTAGATGTATCGATACTATCGTATGCCATAGAATATATATACCATATAGAAGCATTACTCCATGAATTGCGGCATATAGGAAGTGGAGAACTAAACCCAGTAGATAATGGTATAAACGCACTAGTGAAATAATCTCCATTATCATTTATGCCAAATCTGGTTGGTTGCTTTGACGTTCTAGATGTTGCTACTATAGTATTTGAAGATCTTAAACCTATTACTTTTTTGTAATTACTACTATTATTAGCTATGTCTTCAAGTGGTATATCATATGTATTTTTGACATTTCCGGAAGTTATTTCGATAGAATCAACATCGCATAACAGCCTTTGGTATATGCTATGTGCCATAGCATATTTAGGTTTAAATGCTACTGTTTCAGATTGAGTACCATTTGAGCTGTCCCATTTATAGAAATTAATTTCATTGCCTATATAAAAAGGAGTCGTGCTGTCAAATAATGGTTCCCAAAATTCGCCTTCTAGCTTTATAATATTAGTAACCGGCTCAGACCTATATATAGCAACATTTGACGCATTATATAGATAGTATCTACCCTTTTTGTCATTGTCTTTCTTATACTGCAAATAGTACAGATTCTCATTGCGTATTTTACCAGATACACCATCAGGATTAACTGCAGCATATACCCCATTCACTCCAGATGCTACGCCTGTTATATTTACTTCTGATATACCACCGTAAGGCTCAAAATAGTATTTTTCCATCAGCTCCTTGGCGTCGCTTACTATCTCGTTCACGTCTTGCTCCCAGTATGTTCCGCCTACGAAGTTAGTTACAGTAGAGCTACCAGCTATATACACCTGTATACATGCGCGTTTATATAGATAAAGAGGTGTAATGACTGGTGGTATCTCTAGGAGCTCATATTCATTCTCATAATTATCAACGATGTTAGAATAGCTATCGATTGGAGAAATTTTTGGCTCACACATCTTAAAACTAACATCGAATTTACAATCAGTTTTACTAAATGTGCCTCTGAAAAATTCTCTCTTTTTGCCTGATACTTCTTCTTCAATTATTAATGTAAACTTTGTGTTAATATTCGAATTATATATTAACTCAAAATTCTGGCCAAAAAACTGTATTTTACCTTCAAGTGTCTCTCTGAAAAACCTTTTGCCATTTTCAAATGCATACTTCTTTTTCAGATTCTTAAAATGAGGTGATACTTCAGTTATATCATACCCGGTAACCGTATCGCGCCTTATCTTGAATATATACTTATTTACTTTCATGAGCGTATAATTTTAGTTAGATTACCATTTCTTATAATAGTTCTACCTTGGCCATCTACAAATATCTTTTCGCCATTCTGCTTTATTATCTTATCAAGACTACTTTCGATCTTGTGCAGATCAGCGTTTGACTGATTTATGAATATATCGGCGTCAGCATCTCTATTAAAAGCATTGGCATATTTATCTTCAAATATCCCTTTGTTTAAGCTGTTAATAACGTCTGGTAATATCTTACGGTATTTCCTTGTCTTATTCTTGTTAATGATAGCAAGGGCTTCTCCACCTTCAGCTTTCATCCTGTGTTTCTTTTTATTCTTTACACCTAAGTCAATATCGTTGCCAGATGCATGAGATCCTCCTTCCAAAAACTCGAGACCACCTTCGCCATATTCATCTGATTGACTTGCTGTTACTTGCTTAGCTTTAACTTTAGCTATAGCGAATGAAGTCCACATTGTAGCTATAGCGGCTAATGCAAGTGCTGGGCCAACAATAGGGATTGAAGAAAATGAGTTCCATAAATTAGCGGATGCAGTAATAAGTGAAGATGCCTGAGTAATGCTATTCAACGATTCTTGACGTCTTTGAGCTGCTTCGAGCATTTTTTGCTTTTCTTGTTGATTTTTCTTTTCTTGTTCAAGCTCTTTTCTAGCGGTTGCTACATTATTAGCATAACCATTATTACGAGCCTCAATTTCAGCATCATAGGCTTTTTGCGCGGCTTCTACTCTAGCCTCAGCTGCTTCTACAATCTGCTTAGACATTTCAACTTCAGCATCAACAATGGATTGAAGTTGTTCTATTACTATATTTACTGCATCTTTTAAAGCATCAACTTGATCATCATCAAAACCGAGTTTCTCAAGCAGAGTGCCACCTAAACCTTTTTTACCGATATTTTTAATAAAATCATTGAGCTCTGACAATTCACGATCTATACCTTTAACAGTAGCTTTGGCAGCATCAATCTGAGCTTGACTCCAATCTAATCCACCGGTTTCTGCTAAACGTATTTGTTCTTGCCATCTAGCTTTTTCTTGCTCAAGTTTGAATCTGGTTATCTCAGTTTCGCTGCGCTTAACTTCATTAAATATAGCTTCATCAAGAGCTTGTTGCTCATCAAAACTTGACATGCTAAAACTACCAACAGCAATAGCTTTTTGTTTATCAAAAGATGTGTTTATAGCACTTGTAGGTTGCCTTTTAGCTTCTGGCAACTGAGCATTCTTAAGTAATGCTATTTGTCTTTCAACATCTAATCGTTTTAAAGAATTGCTGAGTTCTTCATAAGAGCCTTTTTTAGATACTTCGCCTTCTAACTCTAATAACTCTAACAGCTGTTCAGCTTTTTGTATTTCTACATCTATATTAAGCAAATCTAGGCTTAAAGTTAAGCCTTTTTGCTTATTCTCTATAGCGTTTTCTATATCCTCTAATGCTTTAATAGCTGTTTCTTTTTGGCTTTCTGTAAGCTCTTTATATTTTTCATCTTGACCTTTTAATATTTTTTGGATTCTGGCATATTTATCGTTTAAATCAGCTATTTCTTGATTAAATGACGCGAACGCTTCAGCTCTGCGCTTCTTATTTTCATCTCTCTCTATCTCTGTGCGACTCTTTTGATATGCTTTTTCAGCTGCTAAAGCAAGAGTATTCAGTCTATCATCAGCATCTCTCGGTGTGCGTTTTTTATCTTTTTTATGAGATTCTTCTAAACCGATTTCTTTAAATAGAGCATCTGCTTGATCTTCATAAAATTTCCATACATTAAAATAACTTTCAACTTCTTGCTCAAGAGATTTTGCGTCTTTTTGTAGGCTTTCTACATTTCTCTGCCTTTGCTTTTTTAACCTAGTTTCAAGTGACAAATCAGAATCTGGCCCAGAGATGCTACCCCATAAGGCTTTAAAATAATTCATAGTTTTATCGAAAAAGCCGTATTCACGCACTTTCTCTGCCTCGGCCTTATTCTCTGCAGCTAATAATTTTTGATATTGTTGAGATACAATATTCAATGCAGCTTCTGCTTTAGCTCTTGCTTTATATGCGGCCACTACAGATTCAGTATTATCTACAAAAGCGTTATTGGCGTCATTTATACTATCAATGGTGATGCCTAATTTACTGAACTCTTTTTCATTATCTTTAATCCACTGTGTTTGTGCTTTTATATTATCCCCTAAATCTTTCCAATTTTCAGATAATCTTCTTAATACTGCTATCTGCTGGCCATAAGACCCTGTAGACCCTTTTCCTAGCTCATCATTTAAGTCCTCTAAAGCATCTTCAAAAGATTTAGATGCATCTCTACCTGCTAACGTTTTATCAATCCATGCGATAATTTCTTTACCGTACATAGAAAACACAGTAAGCAATACAACCAAAGCGGTATTCCAGCTAAACAGTGATTTTACAATTGACTTTGTTACGCTTATTTGCTCTTTTCCTTCTGCAGCTAATTGCTCATTTTGTTTTTTTAGTTTGTTAATTTCATCAACTACCATAGGTATATTATTCGATATACCTAAGAAGAATGTATTAAGCGATACAGCTGCAGCGGGTAATTCTCGTACTACTTGAGAAATAGAAATGCCTAAGCCATCCCATGTTTTTTGGTAATGACCTACAGACAATCTATAATTACCTGTCGCTTCTTGCAATTTTATCATCTGTTGATAAATTGCATTTGTCTCAGTTTCAAGTTTTTTACCAGAGTCAGCAGCTTCTCTTTCGGCGGCGGACATTTGATTAAGTCGTATTTTATTCAATGCATATTGAGCTGAAAGCCTATTATAAGAGCCTTCTGCAGAATTAGCAATTGTGGCTTGTAGTTGAGCAATTTGATTTGCCTCTCGTATCTGGGTTGAATAGAGTTTAAGCTGCTTGTTTTCTTCTGATTGGGCATAGGCGAGTTTCTCTTGAGCCTGAGTTAATGGGTCTACTGTAGCTTTCTGCTGTTTTCTAGCAGAAGTAAGTTCAGCAATCTTAGCTTTCAACTCGATTAATCTTTTGCCTTCATCAGATTGCAAGTAAGCTAGTCTCTGCTCCGCTTTTTCTACTTCAGATAAAGTTTGGATATGAGGTTTCATTTGGTCATCAAGAGCCTTAATCTGATTTTTCAAATTAAGAATATCATTGAGCAACTGTTGCCCCATTTCACTATCTGCCCTTTCAGCTGCAGTTAAAGATTTATATAATTCGACTGTCTGCTTCAAATCAGACTTAAGACGATCATAAGAAGATATAGCTTGCTGTATATAGCGCTGCTGTTCTACAGTTGCTTTATTAGCATCTGAAGTTTGTGCTTTAAGCCAAGCAATTTGCCTACCCGTATCAGATAAAGCTAATTTAAGCTCATTTTGAGCTCTTTCAAGCCTTGATGTAGATACTGTTGCTTCATCAATAGCCTTACGCCCTTCACTTGTGGCTCCACTAGCTGATTTGAGTGCGTGTACAATCCTATCAGCTCCTGCTCTAATAGCATTCACCATTGTCTCATATGACTGGTTGAGCTCGCCGAGTTGCTTGACAAGTTTTTCAATCGAGTCATCTGGCTCAATTATATCGCTATATTTTATTTTATCATCTTCAGCCATGATTATCTCATTTTATGCCGTTTAACACTCTTACTTTCTGCCTCTAATTGCTGTTTTATATTATCAACGGCATTATAGAATTGAAGTACTGTCATCTTTTTAGCATCCATGCTTGTCTTTTGGGCTATTAAGAGGCAAGTACTTTCAAATTGCTTATCATATTTTATTTCAACAGATTCACTCCCAATATATGATTTTGGGGAATGCATATTAAGCATTACCATATCTATGGTTTCTATTTGCTCAGAATTATCTGTGCCATTTATCATAGAATCTAATACAAAAAGTGTTCTCTGCTTTAACTTATCGTATGCATCTTTTTCCTTTGGATTTACAAAATCTCCTGGAAAGTACATTTCAAGTTCGGTTGTTACTTTTTTTTTAAGCCAAACTAAAAAGTCTATAATCTTTGAATGTTTTATTTCTTTAAGTCTAGCCAATACATTTTTAAGCCCATCGTCTGATAAGTCATTAACCTCTTCGCCATTTATGCTATGAATAAGAGCTGCAAAAGCTAAGTATTTAGGTGAAATTTCACTATTCACCATATACATGTTTTGCCTCATATTCTGCAACTCTTGCAAAGCTTTTTTAGCATTATTGCTTTTAATGAACTTAGCAATACGGGCTATATGGGCATCAATGTCATCAACATCTGAACCGATCCCAGAGTCTATAAGCAAATACTTATTGTATTTCTGGAAATTTATGATAGGCATCTCATCTATGCTATCATAAACCCTCACTGTTTTCTTATTTACTGTAAGATTCTTCATAATAAAATTCGCGTTATAGGGGTTGACACTATAGGAGTAAATATAATGCTCATCTCGTTAAAGATAATAGCGAGAATAATAGCGAGAATAAGTGACGTCCAAAAACTTAAACAAAAATCACACTCGAATAATTGAGAGATAAGCTTAGGGGCCTCAGCGACTATTTTGTCACGTACGCCAAGCCTTTCAGCAAGTAAAATAGCAAATGCGGCTGATGAAGATATGTATATCAAAGCCGAAAGCATTGTTATAAAATATACCGTTGACATAATTCTCTAGTTGTTAAAGTAAATTCAATCCGTATTCCTGCATAAGGGTACATAAAGAATTGTTTATCAATATCTTGTATGCCCTCTCCTTTATAAGCATAGTTATTATAGACTTTCTCTATCGAATAACCTTTGTATATATTCTCAAAGCGCTCATATATATCATCTATAGTAAGCTTACCTGTTGTAGTAATAAGACCTGGAGTAGTTAATACCCGCATGATCTCATCTTTTACTTCTTCTGTATGCATAACCGTTTCATCTTCATAGATACTACTAAGGTCATACCAAAATATAATAGCCCCACTGAAAGTATATTGAGGTAATGATTGAACTACTTCAGTAATCCTTTGTGGGTCATAGATATCGAACCATGAAAAGTTACCGAAGTTATCGTTCGGTAAAAGTGATACATACTCTCCGTTGCCGTTGTATACTGCTGGATATACGAATTTATTACCATCTGGCCTATGCTCTATGAGTTTATAAGCCCTGCCAAATGCGTAATTAAGCCACTTAAGCTTATCCATAAGTGACTTTTGCATATCCTGTAATATCTTGTCAAGCAATACAGGATCTTTTTTAAACCGTATTTGCACTGAATTTTCTTTCATTTCCTTATTGCTCGTTTTAATCGTTTTGTTAATTCTTTTCTTACATGTGAGCGGATTATTCTCGTAAAGTTTTTATCTGTTAAGCGAAAAATCTCTTCACCATATTTCTCAATAAGCTCAGGTGTTTTTTCATCACTCGCAGTCACATAAAAACCTTCTGAGTCAAATACTACAAACATAGACTCATGAAAAGCACCTGTATCTCGTAATGTGACCCTTGTAGTAGGCTGGCCTTTTTTCTTTTTTATTTGTATGGTTTTAGGCTTATACGGCATATAATCCATTATCTTTTCACCTCTACCATTGATACCGCGACGGTATAGCTGGTCATCTGCTATGGCTGATACTATCACGTCTTCTTTGTCACGCACAATATCTTCTAACAGCATAGGCAAGCTATCCTTAAAACTTCGCAGCCTATATTCCAGATTGCGGAGTGTTGCGTTATATCGTTTTACGGCCATACTTATACAGTTCTATATTTAATGCCATTGTTTAGACACGGCAAACATACTCTATCAATTCCAGAAGTACTCAGCTTAATGGCCTTGAAAGCCATATCTAGTTGATAGCTTAGGCCTGATTTTTTCATAGAAGAAGAGTCGCCATCTACTTCATATAGTATATCAAGTCGAGAAGCATTGATTGAATGCCTGTTTGTCCTTACGTTAGAGTTATATGCAAATTCGCGTAACATATCTACAGCTACCTGCTTAGCTATGACATCTTGAAACATCATTCTCTGCTCAACTATAAAGTCTGTAATATCACAGCTTACAGTAACTTCTAAATTCAACCCATAGTTATTATCATATGTATATTTATTATTCTCAACATCCCATAAATGTAAACTTTCGTCTTCTGTATTTATAAGTTCTTCATTTACGAAGAATGGATGAATTTCAAGATATTTAGACCATGCCATCCAGGCAAGTAATTCTCTACGTGAGCATGAGCCACAGGGCTCTTTTGACCAGTCTTTATCTTTTCTGATAGCTTGACTTCCCTCTGGAAGTTCAGACTGAAAATAGCATAAATACCAACTTCCTCCTGCATCATTATCTTCACTTTGATATGGCAAATAGAGGTCATCGACTGTAAACCATTCAGCGCTATTATCTCGTATCTTATTAAGCTTTATAATCTTTACTGGAGCATCCATACTTGAATGCATAAGATACAAAGTATATTCTCCAGCTTTAGTAAACTGAAGGCATATTTTATTTATCTTTGTGGTTACACCTTTTGCTCTTACTGGTACAATTTCAAAGCCAACTAGATTTTTCTTATTCTTTACAGTATCTACTAATCTACCTGTTCCATCAAACAAAGTACGACTTTCGCATAATGGCTTATTTGTTCCTTCTACCGTTTTTTCATTGCAGTATCTAGCAATAGCCTTTTGAATGCTTGCTTTTGTTTTGCTCTCGAGCCATTCAGAAAATAAATTGGTTTCAACCCAATACTCAGACTCAATATCGGGCTGTTTTCCTTGTGCTTTTTGAAGCGCTTTATATTGTGTTCCTTGATAATCAACTACATTGCCTTTGCTATATTCCTTTTCAGAATTGTATTCTGGAAAAGTAATATTCTTAAAATCCGGAGCAATACATGACATATTCTGCAAAGTCAGCAAAGGATGAATTTGTTGAAAATATAGGCCACTTTCACTCACGGTTAAAGCATCAGATATTTTTAGGTCTGATGTGTCATAATTCTGCTCCCACCCAATAAGATGTAACAGCTTTTCTTGTATATCACAGGCTCTAACCATAATTCTTAATTTAAATGAAAAATAGGAGGCCACTATCGCCAGTGGCTCAGTGTACCTCCTACCAAAGCTAATAACAACCTAACGATCTGCTATCGATTTATCATCCCCCAGCACCCACTGCTTTAGTGTTTACAGGGTTGTCTTCAGAGTTGACAACAACGACAGGCTTAGCGTAAACTGCATTTTCGCTTGATATATTGAATGACAGAATAGGACTTGCCAATGTAGTAGGTGAGCTGTTATATGCTGTCAAGAAGGCTACATCAACAGCAAAGCCATAGTGCTCTTTGCGAGTGCGAGTCATATCAGCTGTAGCAGCTCCCGCAATAGCATTGTAGTCACCTACAGAATCATAGAAGTATGTGCCAACAGGCATGTTCAACAAAGGCAAAGTAGCGATACCCCACTCGTGACCATCACCGGAAACAGTTCCGAGCAAGCAATCACGCTCGAAACGGGTCAACATTCCAAGAGAGCCAGCATTTACAGCGTAACCTTGAGCATACTTACCTCCAGCAGCTGCAATATTGTTCGTCAAATGAACAATCTTTGTACCAAACTCATTTTGCTTGTTCACATCGTTATAAAGGCCATGTTGCTGTAACTTACGCATGATAGACTCAACGCCAGGATCACCGACAATATGCAACTGACCATAGAAGTCATTTGCCCCCATCATAACTTCAAGGTCACCAAATACGTTTTCACGCTCAGTCCACTTTGCATTGATGGCATTAGAAGAAAAGTCATAAAGCAACTTATTCTTCAAAATCTGAGTTTTGCTAGCAGCAAGTTGAGCAAGTGCGGCTTCATCAAGCTTTTTCGCAAAAGCATAGATGTACTTCATCATCTTGGTTTCAAAGTCCTTCTGAATGCCAATTTCGTTGTTCATGTACATTGCCGGAGCAATAGTAAATCCCCACGCATAAGTGGCAAATGTGATTTGAACCATCTTAGAAGTATTTTCACTATCGGTAATCTCCAATGTGCGGGTACTACCGATAGTAATATCAGCATCATAGTTGATTACTGGAGTTTCCAATACATTACCGATAGAGGTCCTTGCTTTTTGCTTCAGTTCCTCAGTAAGAATGCCAGTAGGGTCTTCGGATTGCACCATAAAAGCATTTAGCGCACCGTACCTACTGGGGCGATATTCAAACTTATCAAAGTTAGAATTCGCACGGATGTTCTGGATACGTGTTAAAACTAGACTCATAACTTTTAAAGTTTTTTAATTGTTAATACTTACGCTATTGTGGTGCATTACCCTTTTACGCCTCATAGCATTTTTCATTTATCTAATGGGCAAACTTGCCACGTTATTTTCAGTTCTCAGCTGCATTGATTGGTCTGCGAATTCTTGCGAGTCGCGGGTCAAACCATTTGCAAGCAGATGCGCCTCAATGGCTTTATCGGCCTCAACTTGGCTCTTAATACCTGACAAGTCAAGTGTTCCACCTGTTCCGCCTGAACCGGACCCAAAGCCTCCTGTTCCACCACCTGTCTGCTGACGGCCTGTGTCAATTACGTCTTTAAGCGACGTTTCCATTACAAGCTCCTGTATTGTATAAGGATTAAGGTTGTTCTTCGGGTTGTTAAGGATATTACCATCCGCACCACGAATAACAAGCTTCTTTCCTCCTTTGTCATCTTCTACAAACTCAGGAGTGCCTTTTGCAAGGACTTCTGCTTTTGCAGCATTGAGCAATGTCTTCTGAATCGGCTCAGTGATACCGCCCTTAAACTTAAGACCTGCTGTAGCAGCTTGAAAAGCATAATCTACATGTGTGTCCTTAATAGTTTTATCAAACTCTGCCTTTTTGGTATTGAACTCAGTTTCTTTTGTTTGAAGTTGAGTCTGAAGTTGAGTCACTTGAGCTTTAGCATCTTTCAACTGTTGCTTCAAAGCCTCATCACCAGCTCCTTTTTCAAGCTTAGACTGGAGCTCTGCAACCTGTGCCTGAGCAGCAGTAAGCTGAGTTTGAATTGTTTTCGCAGATTCTGCTTTAGCTTTGTACTCACCGAGCACACGTTTAGCATAGTCATAACTCTTTTCACCGTCTTTCTTTTTAATACCTGTGATATTAAGAATATCAGTATCATATTGACCATGCAATGCACCAATCTTAGTGCCTATAACGGTGTTCTCATCATTTCTTGACATTTCAGCAATCGCATTCAGCTGGTTATCTGTAAGACCTGCTAAATCTGAGCTCTGCCGTAGCATCTCAATTGTTAACATACAGCTTTGTTTTTATAGTTGATTACTTTTGTACTAACTCTGCAGCATCTCCATACGGATCATGCAAGACTGCCATAATGGTATAGCCGAGACCTTTATATGCTTTCTTGAAAAGCTGCCATTCTGCAAATGTGAACATCTGAGTAAACGCCGGTGACTCTTCTTTACCTGTCATTGGGTTAAACCTACGGCCACGCACAATCGACAGATGCACCATTTTTTCAGTGCCAGGCTTAATAACATATTCATTTTTAGTAGTCGAAGTAGCTTCTTTTTGCTTTTCTTCAATAATATCATCAACATCCACTAGGAAAAGAACTACCTCATCAAGCTCTTCCTGTAAATCACTTGTCCAAGCTTTTCCGCCTTTAGCCTTAGCAGCTTCTAGTTCTGCTTTACGCTCTACAGCCTTTTTCTTGTAAGACTTAATATCTTCAAGGCTGAGCGTCTGTAATTGCTGAAGTTCCAATTTCTGTAACATATTCCAAAAGTTTTTTACTTATAATATCTATTTTTTCTCTCATTGGCTTATTTGAAGCAAACTCAATTATGTTAATATTCTCACGCTCAAATTTTTCAACTAAAGTACTAAAATTTATTTTAAGCTTTACTAGATTTTCATTTAATAACTCTTTTTCATACAATTTTAACACTTCATCCAATGTTTTATGTGGATACGGCTCCAATTGCTTTAAGATAAGCATTCTCTGAAGTACTAAAGGATTATTGCGATATTCAACTTCAAGAATTTGTTGCGATATAGCATCTAGTTCAGAGTTAGACGCACCATTTTCCTTTGCTTGTTTATACTTAGAGTATAGCTCTGTTACTGTGAAAACATAAAACTCTGTACCCCAGCTTACAGAAGATGATATGAAAGCATCTCCATACCTGAGTTTGCAAACAGTATCTTCGACAAATTTCTGTGCCAATTCAAAGTTGGTCTTTAAGGCATTGAGAACTGAAGTTTTGCTTTCAAAGTTAGCAGTTACTTGAGTCTCGTTGATAGCTTCTTTTTCGCTTACAGTCCCACCCGAACCAACAACAGAAATTACGATTTCATTTTTAAGCCTTACACATTCATTGACATTATAATCAAGTGAATCTTTATCAATAGTAGTTATCTGAACAGGATTACGCATATCTGCGACACCTTCAGATTGATTTGGCACGGGAACTTCTAAGAATGAACCAGGGCCAGCTATGCGCTTTTCGCTACAGCAAGGACATTTTTCGACTGTTCCATCATTGAGAATCTTGTACTCACCTTTCGCGTTACGTAGAAAACCTCCGTCACAGTAATCACCAGTCTCATTATTCTCAAAGTTACAATCAGCCTCATAGGCACTATATATAGGATAAGGTGCGTACAAGTCTAAATGTTGCTTTGAAATGGAGAAAAACAAATACCAATCAAGATTTGATAGCTCTTTTGTGATCGGATTTTTCTTAAGATCTTTGTTTTTCTCATTGAGTTGTATTGACCAAAAGAATCGAGCCGGGCAATATTTTAAATCATGCTTTGCCTCTGAAATAAGAGACTGAATTTCATTCTTCTCATTTAGCTGATATACTCTTATAAAAGTATCATCGAATACAGCTATTCGGTTTTCTGGCTGTTTGAAAATAAGCCACTCAAATTGATTTTCATCGAGTTTAGAAGTCTGATAATCAATTACTGCATCAATCTCAAGCCAATAAAAATAAGGTTCAGGCCGAGCGGATGTTTGTACTTGAGGAAGGTCTACTACCAAAATACTATTTGGCGATACCTGCATTCTCTTCCATCCGGTTGTCTTCCACACCTCTGGCTCATTGAGGTTATTCTTTTTATACTGAGACCAGTCTTCTGCAAGCTCTGAGTCTGTGAACTGATATGAACTTGATGAGTTACGGCTATAGAAAACTCTTTCAAGTTCTCTATAGACGTCCTCAACTACAGCAGGTGTAGGCAATGGAAACTTAAACAAATGAAGGAATATATTATATTTGTCCTTCGGAAGCAACTGTCTTACCCAATCAAGGAATATAGTCGTAGGTTGGTTAATATCAGATACAGCGATATTCGTCTCAGTATGAAACCTAAGACGGCGCTGCATGTTTACAGCTTTCTGAATAGTCTGACGTTTAGTCGGCTTTTGCAGAATTTGCTTTATCTGATTTAACTCTAAGGCCATTTTCTTCGTCGTAAATATAATTACTATCTTTAGGTAATTCCCATCCACCGTTTAATGCCGTGCCCATGTCAAGTAAACGCTCTGCGTGTTGAATGCCAAATTCTTGTGTCATACCATACTTGGGCACGGTCAATGTTACTGTTTGTTCTTTTTTCTTTCTCATGGCTGAATTTTTTATTCGCTGCTTCCTGCTGAAGGAGCATTAACCCAATCAGTAAGAGGATTGAAGTCAAGTGATTCACGCTTAATAATGTAGAATTTGTCACTCCAGTTAGGATAGAATGACCATTCAATTGTATTGCTGTCCGGCTCTTCAAAACCACCAAGCTTCTTGTCACCAACAAAGAACTTACCAATAGGAATAGGCATGTACTTAGTAGGCTCATCCTGGTCATCTACCAAGCAGCCAATGTTGCCGTTTTCATCAATCAGCCAAACACCAATCTCTTCACACATATACTGTTTCAGCTGTGCAATTGTCTTCTGACTTTCCTGATAGATAGTGGCAGAGAACGTTGTCGGCTCACGGCCGATTGTAATCTCAATACCTCCAAGTGTCTGGTTACCTCCACCGAATGTGCGAGCTGCACCAGGCTCAGAAGTAGGCCCTTGGATATACGGAGAAACTGTCATTTTAGACCCATCCGCAGCAGAAAACAAGGTAGAAAACGATGCTTTCTTAGTCGGATCAGTGACAGAGTTCTTCGTTCCAGCTGTCTTATAGATACGCTGAAACGCAACTTTTTGAACTTGCCCCATACTCTCCTTGCATTCAGCAATCTCAAGGTCGGCGATATGAGCACCGGCAGGGCATCCACAATTTAATCCCATAATTTATTTATGTTTTAATGTTAATACTACCGAGCAGTTACCCCTTAACTTGCATCGAATTACCTGTATTTGCTTCGAATTGACTTCTCCACAGTGTAAAGATACTAAATTTATTTATAAGTCATATAGTATTTAACATTTTTTATAGAGGTATTTTTTATCTCATATTCTCGCATTATGTTCATTCAAAGCTTATGTTTTAATCATCTTTATATAGCCAAAAGCCTAGAAATTGCGAGAATAATGCGAGAATATGAATTTACCATTAATTTCTCAATGAGATCTTCTTTCTCCCAGCTTTCCTGTTACGCATCTCTACCACACCAGTTAGCGCGTCTGGCGCATCATCATGTGTGGCTCTTCTCTTATTATCTTTACGATAAGTTGTAATAGCATTATAGAATTCACGCCATTTTTTATCCCAATTTTCTGGAAACGCTACATCTGAGTTAACAAGGGCTGAATTTGAAAAAATACGAGCAGCTTTATTTTTTGTTTGTGTAAAAGTATTTATGGCTGTTTTGAAATTATGCAAAGTAGCTCTTGTAATACGCTTTACATTTCTAGCAAACTGCCTACCACCATTATTGGACTCTATCAGACATTCTGTTATACTATTTTCTGTGAGCATTTTAGCCAACATTACTTCAGTTTTTTCCATGGGCAGTTGTGTGTATAGCACATCAATTACATATAGCATTTCTGGAGTATTTATAAAGCAAATTGCACATAAATAATCAGAGCCAGTATCAGCTGTATCAACGTAACACCATCTTTGATTAGCTTTAGAGCCTGATGGCAATTCTATATTTTGGTATGTTCTAAACTCGTGATACATAAGGCCCTCAGTAGGAATTGGATTTTGCATATACTGAGTCTCAAATACTACTGGGTTAATCTCTCGTAGTTTATATAACTCCTCAAGATTGTGCTTCATTGGCCAAAGAGCATATTCTTCTCCTGTCTCAGGGTCTGTTTGTATAACTGGAAGTGATAAAACAGTCCATGTATCTGGCTCTATCTCTTGCAAATAGCCACAGAGGTCATGCTCATGTAATCTTTGCATTATAATAATGATAGGCGTTCTACGCGAGTTAACACGGTTACGTATTGTATTTTCGAAGCGTTGATTTATGCGCTCTCTTACTAAATCAGATGCTGCATCCTCCGGTTTTATTGGATCGTCAATCATAATTGCGCCTTGGAATATATTTGTAGTAGCTCCAACCATTTTTAATAGCTCATTGGTGTGGTCGTCAAAGACAAATATATCATTTCCTCCATCCATCATATCAATATCTGAATCAAGGCGGCCACTACCAAATCCTGTTACTTGGCCTTGTGTTGATACTGCATAGAGTTCTCCGCCTGCTTTAGTTTTCCACCTTTTAGATGAGCCTTTCTCAGATGCAAGTGCTGATTTCGGAAAAAGTGTTTTATATATTTCAAGAGACATTATTTCTCGTATATTATCTGAATTATCATTCACTAAAAGGTCTGAATATGATAGATGTAAAAAAAGACATCGTGGATTTAGCGCAAAACACCAACTTATAAATGATTTAATTACAAGTTGTGTTTTCCCGTATCTAGGTCCTATATTAATTATAAGTCTTGTTATATCACCGTCAACTACTTTCTGTAATGTATCTATAATTTTTTTATGATGCTCAGCTATTATGTATGAGGTATGATATTGAGCCTTAAACATAAGTTTTGTATACTTTTCAAAAGATGTTAAGGCTTCAAGCCTTAACATCTCTATAGCATTAATCATACCTGGTTTTGTTGTACCTATTGCTTTTTCTTGCATTTCCTTGATTGACATCATAATATTTATCTTTTTGGTTGTGTATAATTATATTTTATTTCTGCTGCTTCTCTTGCTTTTACAGCATCTTCGTAGTTATCAAAATAGCCTAAGCAGTCATATAGAGCTCTTCCATTTTTGCGTTTACCATTTCCTATAGCTGCAACCCATTTTTGGTGCTTTTTATGCCAATAGACTCCTGTATGGCCAGATGTATTATTTATATGCATTTTACGATTTCTGCTATTTTGCATACCGGACACAAGGCGTAAATTATTAATTTTATTATTTAATGGATTTCCGTCTATATGGTCTATTTCCATATTATCATCCGGCCATTTTCCATATTGATAAAACCATGCTAATCTATGAGCTTTATATACATTTTGCCCTATTACTATATTAGAATATCCTTTATAATCTATAGTAGTACCTGCTATATCTCCTATATTAGGGCTATCTCTACGTAACTTATTTGCGTATTTCCATCTAAATACACCTGTTTCTGGATTGTAGTCCAATATAGATAATAAATATTCATGTGAAAGAGCATATTCTTTCTCTTTCAAAGCTACAAAATTGTTATCTGTTAGAGCCATATTCTTTTAAGTTTTATTATTTCATTAAAGTATCTCTGATGACGATATACGCTTCACGACTTACAGGCACATTAGGAATAATGCCTGTTTGCAGCTGCTGTCCTTCTGGGAGACTTAATTGCATAGGTCCTTTTCCAAATACACGGTCCCAAAGCTTCTCAACTGTTTCTATATTACCGAGTTTTGCATCATCTTGCAAACGCTTTATAACTGTCTTGATAACAATTGGTATCTTTTTATTACTATATAGAGCCGCCAACTGCGCTTCATTGCACGTTAACAAACAAGCCAATAAATTGGCCGTGTCTTGCTTTGTAAGTTGAACACTTAAATTGATATTAAGGCTAGTAAGAAGTTTTGTTATCTCAGGTCTTGATGCTCCTTGTAACTGAAGCGCTGAGCGTATAGCTGATGAATATGAGCCTTTGCCAGAGTTATGGCGTTCTGCTAGCTCAGTTGCTTTAAGTGGCTCTACAGTCTGAGCCTCAAGCGCCTCTATAGCCTCAACTCGTTTTTGCTGCTCTGCAATACGTTTGGCTTGGAGCTCAGTTTGGCCATCTGGTATTTCTTCCACACCGAGTTCTTCTGCTAACAATTGGCGTTTTTCTTGTTTGGCTTGAAGATTTTTAAGCTTTTGCTTTTCAAGATACTTAATACGAGCCAATTCTTTTGCATCTTGCTTTGCCTTAATACGTGTGGCCTCTTGTTCTACAAGCTTGGATGTGTCCGGATTAGACATTCCAGGAACTACTGGGCGTGATGGCAGTATATCTGCTAATTTCTGTGCTATTTTATCTGTTTTCATATTGATTATTATATTCTTGTTGTTTATGCGATATAATCTCTGCTCTTTCTTTTGCTTCAGATTGTGAGAGCATTTTTGCTTTTACGCGATTACTTTCTGGTAAATTTATTATATCATGTTTTTCATACGACCATATATATCCACCGGCTGTTTTTATATGCTCATTGCAGCACATGCATATGTTACTTGCACATATTCCTGAGCTTCTTGCGGCTTCGCTTATAGAACTGTATTCTTCTACAAATAACCCTGAATTTATATCGTATTGGTATACAGCTTTAGCTTTTCTACCTCTTGCCCCTTTCTTTAATAGCTCTATATGTAATGCAGCGCTTCTGCTTACATTTTCTATCAACTCATTGTGTAAAGTAAAAGCGTATGGCTTTTCATCATTACTAACTAAAAGCAAAAAATTATATCCATAAGGATAATAGGTCATATTGCTTTTTATCAATTCATATTTATTTTTTAAAAGCTCACATTTGCTATTCTTGAATACGCTTTTTACTTCAACAGTTATATATTCACTATTTACAAGCGACTGTCTTAAATCTACGCTTTCTACTTTCGGGCTAAGTATTCTTTTTACAAGTGATATTAAGCCCTTGCGCACGGTCCAATCTAAAGTATGACAGACAATAACCTTACTATCGTACTCAAATTCTACAATAAATATAGCCCATTCGGCTAAAAGGGAGTCTATGCTCCCAACTAAATCTACCTGTACACCTTCTATGTTTACCATATTATAGTTTATTATTATTGTTATAGCTTTATGCTGCAAATATAATAAATTATAGCGTTATATAAAAATTCTCGCAATTATTTTTTATGTTAAATTCTAGATTGGCAAAAATTTTCTATTCTCGTGGAAATAATTGCATTCTCGCATAAACAATAAACGATGTAAACTATGATTTCCTTCCTTTTCTGAGAGACTTCTGTCTTGAGTTTTTATAGATTATATTCTTTAATTCTATTTATTCTATCTAACAACCCATTCAGAAGATTTATAGTTCTTATTGTTTACTTGTTTATAATATATCTAATCTATTGAAAATCAATCATTTACAGAGAAACAATCGATTGTTTATTTTGTTTCTCTTGTTTACAGCCTTTTTGCGAGAATGCCTGAATGACAGATTTTGCGAATTTTTGATTTGGCGGCAATTTGCGAGAATGATTTGGGGCCAAAATTTTTTTCTGATCATGAACATGGCTCTGTATACTATATATAAGGGGGCACCCAGGCACTGCAGCAGGGGCCTAATTTCCACATTGTCAAAATTCTTGAAATATAAAAATCTATCAGGTTAAGAAGTGTTAAGCCTATCAGCCTCATTCGTTAAATGTGGTTTAATTCGTTAAAGTTCTATAAGATGACTACCTGTTAACAACTCTTAACTAAAATAACTTTCAAGTTTCAAACCAGAGACAGGCACACAGGCAATCAACTAATAAAGTTTAATGAATGTTTAACATTTCCTAACCTAATATATTTCATGGTTTCGTAGGTTTTATTACCATAAAGGCATAATTTATCAATTTCAGATTATTAACCAAAACAACCATCACACTTAACACAATTTAACTCATAGAATTTTTATATGATATTTGTTTTACATCCATCAAAAAATTATCATAGAAATTTTTCAGGTTCATAAATTATTAGTATATTTACATATCGAAAATAACGGATAAAACGATCGAGGTTATAAATAAAATTTAACATAAAAAATTGATCAAAAGTTTTTCCGGTTAAAATAAAATGAGTATATTTACATATCAAAAATAACGGATAAAACGATAGAGATTATAAATAAAATTTAACATAAAAAATTAATCAAAAGTTTTTCCGGTTAAAATAAAATGAGTATATTTACAATATCAAAATAAAACGATTATGACACAGTTAGAAAGCTTCTTATTTGAATTATCATTCGGAGATATTAAAAAAAAATCCGTGATTACATGTTAAAAAGATACCACGTATATTGTGGTTCAATGGCAAAATTGGCAAAAGAAATAGACGAGAGATTGCCCGAGCCACTTGAAGAACTGTACGAAGTGCTCGCGTAACAAGAGAACATCCCGGGCGGGAGAATGGCCGTAATGGCATCAGTGGTTCAACTCCACTGCCGGGTACAAGAGAATTATTAACAAAAATTTACAGTAACATGAAGACACTTAGAAATTATCGTTTCGTATTGACTAACATTCCTAATAGTATGTTAGAGACAGGAGAAATAAGAATTGACAATGAGGAAGTAACTGGCGAGAGAATGTTTGTCAGCGAATGTCATTATTATGCCGAGAAAAATATCATTGAGTGTATAAAAGATGCAGCGAAACGTGATGACTTGCGCGGTTACTACGAACATACCTATTGTATCTACAAAGAGGACAAATCGAAAAAGGAGACAGTAGAGCGCGAAGAGGGTGGCAAGAAAATTACCGAGACAAGAGAAATACCTGGCAAGGCAATGCTGGTTGAGGTAATTACCGTGGACGAGAACGGCATAAACCTCCGATAAAACGGATAGCCGTTCGCCCTCTCGGGAGAACTCCCAACAGGAGGCAGCAGTTCAACTCTGCTGGAGGGCACATATAACAATAAAACATTACAGTACTAATAACAATTAAAATTTACAGTAATATGGTAACAATGAAATTTTCAGCAACTAAGTCAGAAACATTATTTTTGACACCAACAATTGCAGTTGAACAAGACAACTCAGAAACAGCAATCCGATTTGCTCTTTGGCACAGCGTGTTCAGCATAGATGTAAGCAAGAGTTATAAAATCGTAAAAGCTAAATAATATGGCAAGAAACGAAATGTTTGTAACAGCTTATAGGCTTGAAGTTGAGGCCATTCGAGAGAATTTGAGCAATATGGAGAACTTCATAGAAGCCATTTCGGATTGCGCTATCGTGTCCAATGAGGAAAGTAACGTAGCTATTATAGTAGCGTCTTCGGATGCCTTAGGAACAACGAAATTGGCTAATATGGCACTCAGATTCTTTGGCAAGGAGGGATATAATATAAGTACTCTCGGGCTTTTAGGGCCGTTCAAGAAACTCAATTGATATTTTTTAACATAAAACTTGGAAAATAATTCTCAAAACGGTTTTATAAATTGAATAAACATATTATATTTGCAATATCAAAATAAAACAAGTAATAACAATTAAAATTTACAGCATTATGGCAACAAAGAAATTTTCACAGATGACAACGAAGAAGTTAAATGCTCTTTTAGCAACAGCAAGTGACGAAGATAAAGTCGAGATTGAGGCTGTACTCGCAGCTCGTGAGCAAGCTCAAGCTTCAGTATCAGGAGAAACACAATCCGAAGTGGCAAACCCTGTACAGGAGTTCGAAGACACAGAAAACCCGTTAACACCTGAGGAAGAAGCAGCTATAAAAGCAGCAGAAGAGAACAACGGTGTCAATCCGATGGGCAACAGCAGCAAAGCAACTCTTGAGAAAAAGCCGAAGATGACCGATGAGGAGCGCCATGCATTGGCCGAAGAGCTGAAAAAGAATATCAATCACCGTTGTCAAGCAGTCCCGTTCAATACTGTAGAATGGGTTGATGGTTACATCGCAGGAGTGATCGAGGAGAAGCGCACGAACAAAGTTCTTTACGCTATTAAGACAGATGACGGACGCCGCATCGTTAAGGTGCATGACAGTAATCTTGTTCGCATTTTGGACGAAGTCATTGAGCCGGAAAAGAAAGTTCGTGCTCGTAAAGCAAAAGATCCAGTAGATAAAATCGATTGGACACCGGAAGCAATCGCCGAAGAGATTAATGAAGTTATCGACAATGTCGGTAAAATGGTAGAATTTGAGAAATACCGTACTACAGATGAAAATGGTGAAGAGCATGCCGAGATGGTAGTCGGCCGTATTGTGGCAATCGTGCCAGATAAACGAGCTCAACGTTTACTTTATCGCATCTTAATTCCGACGCCTATTGAAGGTAATCCACTTGCAACAAAGACAATGCATAAAGTCGCAAAAGCTGATGGCCTTAAAATTGCCGAAGAGTTCGACGAAGAAGGTATGCGGCTCAATGCTAAATATTTGGAACGCCGTGAGGCAGCAGCAACCCGCGCTCCGCTTACTCCGCAAGATCGTGTAATCCGTTGCGAAGAGAATGTTAAAAAGGCAGAAGAGAAGCTGCAGAAAGCTCAGGAAGAACTGGAAGCTAAAAAGAAACAGCTTGAAGATGCAAAAAAGGAATTAGATGAATATTTAGCCGCTCAGGTGAGCGAAGCCGCAAAAGATAATACTCCATCTGAAGAGGAATCACTTGCTTAATGTTCGTTATATAGTTCTGTCATGAAAAGAGTCGTCTCGAAAGAGGCGGCTCTTTTTTATATCCCCACCATTTATGTTAAAATATGTAATCTTATAAAAGCATGCTTCTTTCGCGTTTTAAGGCACTTTCAGACCTAATATGTACTATAATATGGGTTGGCTCAATTCTATGTGGTAGAGATAAAAAGAAGTGTATCTATCAATGTATTTTTATAAAGTCTATAATATGAATTGAGGTATGGACTTTCTTGAGTTTTAGGCCACCAGGCAGCTATATAAATAGTTGTTAAATTTATGGCTAATAGTTGACTCATTTTCTTGGCCTCTAGGATATTTTTATTCGAGAATAATAGTAAACCAAATCTATAAAAAGAAATGAGGAGAGAATGAACGAGAATAATGAAATTTCATATATTTTTGAATAGCTCAGAGGCTCTATGTTTTTGACCAAAGATGTGATGCAGCAGTGAAAATTTTTATGTTAAAACCTGTAAAACAGCAATCTATATCAAGGTTATTTTGTATTTTAGCTTATAAAAGAACAAAAGTAAAACTGTTAAAATATGTTACACACTAAAATGCATAAAAGCCGCATGGCTATCATGGTTAAGCAGCTTATGCTTGTAGGCGCAGAGTGCATATTCTGTTATGCCTACATAAGTGTGATACAGAAGTTAGCGGAAGAAACGGCCGAGAGAATACTTGCCACAACTGGACAAGAGAATACTATAAAGCCTAACAGGAGAAATATCACAAGCATAACAGGAGAATAAATGAGCAATTTTATTTTAGATTACAGCAAAAAGCAGACTTTGCAAATATCAAATGATGCTTTTTATTTTCTGTATTATGGTGAAGAGCCATTAGACGAAAATAACTTAGAAGAAGCAAATGATGTGTCTGAAATGTTTTCCAATAACTTTTACATAGAAGATGATTGGAAAGCAGTTGATGATTCAGACCTTATAGAATGCACCTTTATTCCGTATATTGAAGATCAAGCAGATTATGATGAGTATGAGGATCTCACTAGACATATTCAGCAGCAAATAAAATGGCTTGACACAAATCACGTTAGAGTATGGTGGTTTAATAGCCAAACTGGTACAAGAGAATTGCAAGGTGATTTTAAGGTTTATACAAACGAGTATGGTCATAAATGTTTTCATACCGGTAATCAAGATGAGAACTTTATAACAGGAAAAATGTGTATATATTTTCTGAAAAATTTTAAGAAGCGCATATCCTAAAAAGCAGACTACAGAAAAGTAGTCTGCTTTTTTACATTAGGCTTTCATCTTTTTCTACGACGAGAGAATAGCCGACACCTCTTATAGTTTCTATAACAACACGGTTATCCATTTTAAGCATATTTCGCAACATACATATGTGAACGTCTAAGCTGCGTTTATTAAAGTAGTTATCATCAGCCCATACTTGTTGCATAAGTATTTTCTTAGGTAATGTTTCATTTTTATAAGCGCATAGTAAAGCAAGAACTTGGCTTAGTTTGTTATTAAGCTGTGTTTTTACATCGCCTATAGTAAGAATTTTATCTATTGTATTAAACAGGTAATCGCCTATCTCATAAGATGATTCTATATTTCTCACTCGTATACCACACCTTTTTAAAACGGCTTTTATTCTTCTTATAAGCTCTTCAATATTATATGGCCTTATTACGTAATCATCTACACCTTCATCAAAAGCTTCTATGACATAGTCATATCTAGCTTTATCTGATACCATTATTACTGGTATTTTGTTATCCGATTTGCGCAAAAACTTTAATGGTTTTAACCCCATAGAAATATCTGTTGTCTTATAGTGACTTAATATGCACAAATCATAATTCTTTTCTCTGATTTTGGCCAGTATATCCTTCTCAGTAGAGGTTATTACTTGAAAGCCATTATATACTAGGTAATCTACTAAGATTTTACAGTCTTCATCTTGATAGATTAAAATTCTCGGCAATGCTAATTTAGTGTTATTACTTTTCATACTATTTCTTTAATTTTGTTTTGCAAGTCATTATATAAAACTTCATACCAAAATGGATTAAGTCTTAACAGGTCAAAGTATGAGTATACACCTTTTTGGTATATTAAAGAAGCATATTTAAGCTCTTTGTCTGCTCTTTTTCTTAGATGCTCATGATAAAACTTTATGGATTGATCTACATTTACTAAGAATAATGATTTATGCTCCATAAGAACTTTCTGCTCTGTGTTTTGAGCAAAATAGTATGGAATATCAGGCATTGCCCAAAAAGTCAATCCAGAACCATATTCTTCACTTGCTTTATATAAAAAGCCAGGGGATATTCGAATTGAGTCAGGATATAAGCTTTTACATATTCTTAATCTGCGCGGAATAAAAGGATTAATCAATGTTGCTAATCGCTTATTTATATAAGCTGAATATTTATCCACCATCCGTGTATGCTCTTTAACAAGAGATGAAACCAGTAGTTTTATTCTTTCGTTTCCTATAGGGTCACTAAGGCGTATATATTCTTGTCTAAAAGCTTCACGTTGGATGCGTATTCTATCTTCTTTAAGTCTTTGAGATTTTTTCTTTCTAGCTTCTATATTAGCCATTGCAGCTCTACGCTGTCCTTCAGGCCCAAATAGCCTTACACCATTGCAATTATTCCACCCTACACCAGTCCATGGCATTTTATCTCCATATCTAGCTTCAATCTCTCTGTTTTCCTGCTCTTCTTCAGATAATTCAACATGCTCTTCTTCCAAGGTAATTTTTTCAATTGCCTCAGATTGAGCCTCTTGAATATCCTCATCATCGCTTTTAATTTCATCGAGAAATTCAAAGAGTTCCTTTTCAGTTAAGTCTCCATATTGCTTAATATCTTCCATGCCACTTAAATAATGACTTAATTATATCTTTTCCAGCTTGCTTATTAAGCAATCCAAAATATGCGACTGCAAGCATGAGCCTTGCTATTTTATGCAACACCCATGCTAATAGATATATAGGGAAATAAAGTACACCTACACATCCCCATAAAAATTTAAGCACCTTTTTCATTTTTCTAATATATTTAATGGTTGTTTTATTTCCGCAAATTGTGCATTTATACGTTGCGTATCTGCTTGCTGGTTTATAGGGCTTTTTATTTCTTGTATGCAGCTCATTGAACTTATTATGCTAAACGGAGGGCATGCCATATAAACATCGGCTAACGCATCAACTAACTCATCTTTGCTTAGTTTCTGCAGATTGCTCTTTATTATCTCCCTTATTGGATTGTTCATCTTCTGCTTGCTTTAATTCAACATAAGTTCTATGAAAAGCTTCATCGCCTATTCCTTTAATAAAAGTTCTAAGTGTAGAAGGATATTCGCTTGTATTTATAGTCTTATCGACTACTTTTGCGTAAAGAGCAGCAAGAGCTTTAGGCCCAAATACCTTTTTCTCCTGCAATCTTTCAATGGGGCCTCTTTTGAATTGAACATAAGGATTTTCATTCATAATCTTTGTACGAGTTAGGTACAAATCCTTAATCAAAGCCTCAATATGTTTTTCAAACTGAGGCATTTGAATAACATCAATAACTTTCAAATCTTTCAGCTTCATTTTTATAAGTTTTAAAACGCTATTCTTCCTTTAATTCCACAGGTTCATCATTCCAAGTTAAGTTTCTACCTATAAGTTTCTTAATTGAGCCTTTAGGTAAAGGTATTTCAGTATCATACGATGTACCTCCATCATTTACTTCATCATACCAAAAATGTAATTCGCCACCTCTTGTAGGTTTATTACTAAATATACCTTCATGCCCATTTTCATGAACTGCTACCCAAGCCATATCATTTATAAGTTTTTAAGTTGTCGTTCATATTCTCGTAAAGCTGAACATGTACCCCAATGGCATTGCTCGCCTCCATTTAGTTCATTGCATCTTTTGCAATATTGCTCTATGTAGAAATCATGTTGCATATTCCAGTGTTTCTCATATACGTGCAAGTCATGAGCAAAATGGTAATAAGTGCCTATTGGCACACCGAGCTCATCTGCAACTAATTGTTGAAGCTTTGTCCAACAATACTGGTCATTGCAAAAGCCATAAACCAAATCATTGCTTCGCATAGTTACACACATATCAAGAGTTCCTATTTGAGGCTTAATATCAAATCCGACTGATAGCGTACAAGGTGTATCATATTTATAGTCATCTTTTTCTTTACCATCAAATATAGTAAACCAAGCTTGACGAGTATCTTTATTCTCTTTAAGCTGTTCAATGCACTTTGCCAATTGGTGATTGCGAGTCCACTGCCATCCATAATTAGAATTGACAATGTTATCTCCACCATGCATTTTATCCCATATAGGAGCATACTTTTTGATTTCAGCTACACTCCTATCACATGACATGTACCAAGCGTATTCACGCTCTGCATATCGTTCGCTGAATTTGCGCCATTCTGTTGTTATGATGCGTTGCTGAGGATTAAGTAAATAAAAACCAACATTGTAAACAGCTTTTGTTCCAACATTAGTATTTACTCCTTGGCCCATAATAAAAGCATATAGGTCTTCAAAAGCCTCAGTAGCATTTTTATAAGCTATGTTCATTCTACCCAAATTTGTTTTGTTTGCCAATCCATTCTATTTCTTGATATTTTAAAAGCCTCTGCTTGTTTCCATGTATTAAAATATTTAAGCAAAGTTCCCGTCGAGTCAAATACACCATATTGAATTTTTCCCATATCACTTAGCTATTTTATTAGTGCTGCTGTTATAAACCCTGAATAATATTTCTTCTGCTTCCTCATTCATAGAATCACAAATACTTATTGCTTCTTCCATAGATAAGCCTGTGAGTTCTTCGTCATTATCGTTTATAGCAATTTCACCTGTTATAACCCTAATGTCAAATGAGTTTACAGAAGCAAAAGTTTTAGTAGCATTAAGAGCTTGCGTGCAAATATAACACACAGCATCTTTATATATAAATGATAAAGTACTTGCACCTTTTAGTATATCTGCGTAAAATTCTCTTAACTTTTCCGGTTTAAACCATCCGCTTTCATCCATCCGTTTATATTCCACAAGCCATCTGCCATACCCATTTGTAGCCTTAAACCTGTTGGCATAAACAGCTACAAATCTAAGAAATTGGTCTGTATAAATGACTTCTGGTATTTCTACTGCTTTCTTTTTCATTTGCTGAATTTTTGTTTCAAATATGAAAAATTCCACATAATGGTCTCATATACTTCTTCAGGCTCATGTATTAGTATTGCTCCACGACGTATATTGTTCATATTTATTGTGCCTTTATTACGAAGTTTCACAAATTTATCAAACTGTAATTTCGTTATTGCATCTTTATTCATAAATTTTTGTTTTATATATTCTCGCGCGCTCTAGAGCCCATGCGTTTTTCTGAATATATTTCTTTTGTTTCATACTTTGCATGCGATATTACGCGCGAGAATAATGTATAAATCAATTCATTTAATAACTTCCAGTCGAGCCCAGAGCTCCATCACCACGTTCAGATGAACGGCTGAAAAGCTCTGACTCAGAAACTTCTTCAAGGCCTTCATACGATACAGGCACAAGAATAAATTGTGCTATTTTCATACCTGGCTTAATGTGGACCTTGACTTTACCGACATTAACAACATGTATATGAATTTCACCTTGGTAATCTTCATCTACAATCTTGGCTCCTAGGATAACAATGCTCTCAAATGCTTCTGGCTTCGGTGTTCTACCAGCTCCAAGGCAAGCCAATTTAGAAGTTACAACTCCTGATTTATCGGCTGCCATAAGCATATATCCTTCTGGAATTTCCATCTTAATACCTGATGGTATCAAAACATCAGTTCCTGGATTTACGATAAAGCCTTTGTTACTGCCAAAGTTAGGAACGAAAAAATCAATTCCAGCTGCTTTACCAGTCCCACGAACAGGGGACTTTACATTTCTTATTTTTGCAAACTTCATAACTACACTATTTTAACAAGTTCCTTAGCTGCTGTTTCTACGGCTCTAGCAAGTCTATGTTCAACTTCTGGACTTATAAGGCTGTAAACTCCTTCTTTTTCAAAAGCGTCAGCCATGATAGCTCCAATTTTTGAAAGCTTAGGATTAGAAGTGTTAATGCCATATTTATCCATAAGTTCTTTGTTATACTCATACTTAATACCTCTGCCATTTTCTACAGGAACAAGTTTGGCTATTTCTGCATGAGTATTTGACTTTCTGCTCGTAGGAACAGTGATAATAATCTCCTGATTGGTTGTCATGCACATATCTGTGCACATTTCCATTACTTCATTGAAGTCACGCTTATACTCTCTTGGAGTTACTGAAATTAAACTTTTCATAACGATACCAAATTAGCAATTAAGTTCAACATATATGTTTTGTCTTTATCTCTTCTGAGCTTCATCTTATCTTTTAAGGCGAGAGCTACTAGCTGAACACCTGTAAGATGATGTTTTGCACGAGGCTCGTCGATTATATCCAATACTACCTCTTTGGATATAATCTCATCGTAGCTTTCTGTCTTGTCAATGATAGCATTTATCTTGACTCCACTAATTACAAATGTGTAACATGTGCTTTCTTCATAGTTTTCATTCCCAAGGCCAGACAGGAATTGAAGTTCTTTTAACTTTGCTTTCTGCTCTTCTTTCAAATGAAATACCTTTATATCTATATCCTGTGGATTAGACGGAACTCCAAGCATATCCAGAGCAGTTGTACCTGTTACCGTATACTCAATTTTATTTACTTTGCAAAAGTCATCGAGTTTGAATAAAGCTTCTTTTATCTTCATCATATTATCTATATTTTTTAATAATAAAATGTCACTAAGTTTAATTACATTTTCTTTTATATCCATGTGTATTATTACATTAAATCGTCATCGAATAAACTTGGTTGCTCAGTGGCTTTAGGAGCAACTTTTACATCTCCAGACTTACGCTTTAATACCCAAAGAGTATTACGTGAAGCATCCGGGAACATAGGAGCCATTATATTGGCAATGAGGTTTGAGTCATAATACTCTTTAAGAGCATCAAACATTTTCTGCTGCCAATCATTCATCAGTGGCTTATAGTCTTTAGCCGAAGCAAATGTACCGAACTTCTTTACTATGTTGAAGTGTTTCAGCAATATGCCTTCAAGCTCCCAATGGTCAAACTCTTGCACATCAACTCCGCGGCCATCGCCTGAGTCATAAGTATGATTACCAGCTGCTCCTACAGATGGGTCATAGTTTGGAGTTGAAAGATAATAAGTGGCGTCGTTATTACCACAAGCTTTAAAGTTTTCCAAAAAAGCATCTGCATTCTGTTTGCCAACGTGCTCGATCACTTCAAAGGCACATACTTTATCAGCATTAAACTTGCTGAAATCCATGTAGTTTTTAACAAGATCAGCGACATAGAAATGAGCCCAAGGTATATCAGCATATTTTTCTGCTGCTCCTTGAATTGTTTTCTCACGAATATCGATACCGATATATTCTTTCTGCTTAAACTTGTTTCGGTATAATACTTCAAGCAAGTTAGCAGCCCCACAACCAAAGTCTACAATTGACTCACCAATTTTGGCTTCTTTCAAAATATGAGTCCATCGCAGATAATGCGCAAATTGGTCTCTGTGGAATACGTGGCGCTCAAAGGCCTGATCAGGCCTGAGGTCTGTTGTGTTATATACTTTTGCCATATTACTTAATGATTATTTTGCATTTCATTTTCTTCCAGTTCACACTCTTCCAAATAGTCATTCATAGAGCCCATATAAGCTACAGCATCGAGAAGATTATCTTCTTTGTGTGCGTAAGCTTCACGTGATAACTTAAGAGCTATCATAGCTCTATACATGCCAGCAGTTGTTATCGTCTGGCCTTCGGGTGTTATTAAGTTATAAATAGCGGCGGCTTTCGCCATTGACGCCATAAAAGGCCCGTACTGACGCTCTTTTTCCTCTGAGCGCTCATTCACAATCTGATTTGCTTTTTCTAAAATATTACTCATGATTTAAAACTGTTTATTATTTCATCCATTACAACATTGATTTTAGTTCCGCTTTTAGCTTATTAGCATCAGCACCTCTAAATGTCTGTGCATTCGCCAAAAAATATCTGACAATATCTCCTGCAGTATCATACATATATGTGTCATTTGGGTCTGAAGTATCAAGTGTTAGCATTGCCTCCAAATAAGGTACAGCACCAAAATATACATTAAGCCATACTGACTTTATGTCTCTGGCTATTTGCTGAAATGTTCTTTTATTACCCATCTTATTATCTTTATTTTGATGTGTAAATATATCAATTTTCTCCGAGAATAGAAAATTTTTTCATTATAAAATGCACTCACTTAACACTTCTTAACTTGGCCAGATTTTATTGCTCTTCTGGATATTCTATCTGCAGCAATTCTTTGCAAAATTGAATAACTTGCTCATAGTTATTATACACAGTTTGAGTAATAATTCTCCGCTGAAGTATCGTTAGCTTATTTTTAATAATAAACTTATTTATGTTAAGAGAGAGAGTTTTATCATTGCATCTTCTTTTATCTCCTAACTGAATAGCTAGTTGAGCATAATGAATACATTTCTTTATATCCTGCACTCCATTTTTAGCTTTATACCTACTAATATATTTTATAATACATCCTTGTATAAAAGAGCATCTTAAAGCAGTTATAAGCTCTATTGGTTGCATAGCCATATCTTTATAATGGCTACCGCCTATTTGTATGTCTGTTGCTTTCATATTTCTACTTTTGTATAATTATTAAAATCACAATACACATATTTAGGAGTTTTAGCATCATTTGCATATCTACAAGTAGTTGTCCATGCATTTTTTATGACTACTTCGTATATTACACCGCGATAGCAGAAAATATCTCCAACTTTTAGTCTTGATAATTTAATACAATTTGCGCTCATGATTATCAGCTATAAATCCATTTGCTACTCTCAATTCATCCATAAACATCACAGAGTTATAATGCTTAGGAAACGGTCTTACTATCTCATATACTGTATCTTTATGCATCACAAAACCGTCGTTTACAGCTTTTACATACTCTAGTTTTATAAACTTGTAAAGATACGCAGTTTCTGAGTTTCTACCTGGTTCTTTACCAAGCAGAATTTCTTTTGAACTTATTTTTTTACCGACATTGTTGTTGATAAAATTTACCATTTCAGTAAATACTGAAGGTTTTTTGCCATTACGTCCCATAGTTTACATAAATTTTTTATATTTATCGATTTTTGCTTTTATGCTATCCATTAAAGAGCTTTGCTTTTTATCTTTCAATTTAAGTGCTGCGATTACATCTTCGTCATGAGTGCCTTGCAGTATCAGATGATTTATGACAACGTGGTTCTGTTGGCCTTGGCGGTATAAACGCCCGTTAAATTGTTGATACAACTCAAGACTCCATGTTTGCCCAAACCAAACTATTACGCTGCCTCCTGCTTGAAGATTAAGGCCATGCCCAGCTGATGCTGGGTGCGCCAACATAACTTGTATTTTGCCAGCATTCCAGTCTTCAATGTCTTTATTGTTTTTAAGTTCTCTTGGCTTGTATTGTTTAAGATATTCCATGATTCTATCCCTATCAAATTGATAAGTCCAGGCCACTAGCACAGACTGGCCATTCGCATCTTCAATTATCTCTTTAAGAGCATCGAGCTTAATATCATGGATTGGAAACACGTTTCTTTTCTCATCATATATGGCCCCATTTGCGAATTGAAGTAATTTATTTGAAAGAGCTGCAGCATTAATAGCATTTACTTCTACTGGTTTTTCAACAAATACTGAATTACCATTTTCGTCTTCTTGCTCAATCGTTTCAGTAGCATTTATTAAGTCAAGTACTTTGTTCTTTTCAAAATCATCATATTGCTTTTTTATAGCTTCTGGCATCCTGAGCTTTATATAGTTATCTGTCCTGAGTGGCATTTCAAGATAATCATCTGCTCTCATGCTTATGCAAATGTCCTCTATTTTCTTATGTATTATATATTCTGAGTCATTCATCAGATCATAAGAATATACGATATGACCATTTGATTTGCCTGGCCGAAAATATCTTTCTCTATATCTGGATATTGTCTTTTCAAGGCGCTCACCTCTATCCATAAGATATATTTGAGGCCATAGGTCAATAAGCCCATTTGGAGCTGGCGTGCCAGTCAATCCAACTAAGCGCTTGAGATACGGCCTAGCTCCACGTAACGCCTTAAAGCGCTCTGACTTATATGACTTAAAACTACTAAGCTCATCAACTACTACCATATCAAAAGGTAATTTGCCCCCGCCATACAAAGCGCAAAGCCACGCTACATTATCTCTTGATATAACATAGATATCAGCTTTTGTTTCCATGACAGCTGCTATCCGCTGTCTAGCAGTACCTATAATCTTAGAAAAACGCAAATGCTTTAAGTGATCCCATTTCTCTGCTTCTTCTTGCCAGACTGACTCAGCTACTCTCTTTGGCGCTATGACTAGCACTGAGCTAATATCAAGATAATCAAACATCAAATAGTTTATAGCTGTTAGTGTTGATACTGTTTTTCCTAACCCCATATCGAGAAACACACCACAGAATGGGTGGGCAATTATATGCTCAACACAAGCTAATTGGTATTTATGTAAATTATTTTCTGTTAGCATTTTGTTCTTTTAACAAGTACTTAATTTCTATTATGTTTTTAGCTATACATTTAAGTAAAGCTTCACTGCTATTAGTAAATTTTAAAAGGCTTAACTCTGCATCTAAAAGTGTTTGGTTAAGTGCATTATTAACTTTTTGTGTATCTTTAATAAGTTTATCAGCTTCTTTTTCCATCAAGTATGTTATTTATAAACTGTTCAACACCCTTTATTGTATCTATCACTTCGACTCTAAAGCCTAATGCTTGAAGCTTATTATGCATATACATTTGTATGCGCTTAGGCTTTCGCCCAGTTGTTTTTAATTCCACAAAAACCATTTTATGGCCTGGGAATAAGCACATCCTATCTGGTAAGCCTATAAGCTGGTCACATAACAATTTTATGCACATACCACCATTCATTTTGACAAGCTCAACCAATTTGCGTTCTACAACTTTTTCGCTATCTACAGTCTTTTTATTCATAATCTAGCCATATAAATGTTATACTCACACTTATCTAAATTAAATTCTAATCTGTCAACACAAAACATTTGGCCATTGTATATAACAGTTGTTTTGACAGACGGAATATGCTCTATGTTTTTTGTAACAAGGAGCACGGAATTACGGTAATTTCCATATTGCATTTTATAAAAATTCGCTATCATAATAAACTATCTTTACGCTTATAGTATTTTTGTTTGCCATATAATGAAAAATTCTTAGTAGATGCTATAGCTTCCCATTCAGGCATTGACCTAATAATTTCATTAATCTCTCTTGTATTATACCTAGACATATCATTCTTTTCTTTGCTAAGGCACTCACACCATATTTCAGCGATGCATACAAAGTCTTTTTGTACTGTGCCATTCTTAGACAATGGGTCTTCAAGCCAACGTCTTCTGTCGTACAAGTCCATTTTATCCCAGTCATCTGGAAATTTAGTATTAAGATACTCCTCGATAATACCTCTACGCTCATCTGTCTCTGAATGTTTGTGCTGCTCAATCTTAGCGATTATGTCTTCGTCACCAACAAGGTATAAAGGCTCTTTTGCTAAATATAGCTGATACGCCTCAGCCCATATTTGGTCTACTTCATCTTGAGTAAGATCATCTATAACAGATTTTGTAACGTATTCTGGCCTTACATCTATAGGCATAAAGCGCCGGTTTCCTGTCGGGTCGCGTAAAAAGTCTTTATTGTTAGTAGTACCAAAAAACACGCATTGCCTTTTGTATGTTTCCACTGTTCTACCATACGCTGGCCTGAACATATCTTCTCTTTTTGATATATAATGCTTAATCGATTCTACTTCTGCTTTCTTAAGACCTGAAAGCTCTGCCATTTCAATTAGCCATGCTCCTTGTATCTGCTCAAATGATTCCTTGCCCTGCACAGTCGTGAATGTATCTGAGAACCATTCCATGCCGAGCTTTTTAACGAAAGTACTTTTATACGTTCCTTGCTCTCCGACCAATATGAGTGATGTGTCGAATTTAACTCCGGGCTCAAAAACTCTGGCGACTGCAGCACAGAGCATTTTTCTAATGGCAGCTCTAGTATAGGCATTATCTTCAGCCCCAAAATAATCGATTAACAGTGTATTGACTCTAGGTATACTATCCCATTCTTGTTCCAGCAAGTACTTTCTTATAGGATGAAACTTCTTCTTTTCAAACTCAAGTGCAAGTGCGTCATCAACCTTTTGGCTTGATACAATACCATAAACACACTCAATATAATTACGCACACCGGAATAATCAACATCACGAAAAGGATCAATAGCGTCAATTTTACGCCAAGGTAACGAACGTGTAACATATCTTTTATTATCAAAAATATTTAACTTAAATACATCTTTTAAAAACTGATCATGTTGAATTATTATGTTCAAGTTGTTGGCTGAATTATCATATTCGCCTTTTGTATTAGCATCAAGCTCTTCTGTCCATGAAGTATCATAGTCTTCAGGAACTTCTGCTTTTGCTTCTTCTGTGAACTCGAATTTAGCTTCAGCAAACTTTTCTTCAGCGATATGCTTTTTTGTTGTAGAGTCTTTAGAGGCAAATTCTTCCATTGCCTTAAAGCTCTTTTTATCTTTGTCTTCTTTTTCTTTGCCTGTATCTAAATGGCCAAATTTATGTATGCGGACTAAGTCAAATGCATTACATAGCCTGCCTCCTGCTGGGTCTGTCCCATGATGGGAATATGCAAATTTATCATCATAGACTATTAGGCCTGCAGCTGTAGAGCCATTTATATATGTATATCGCCCTTCTCCAGCTGGTGTATATACATCTGAAAGAAAAGTCTCAATAGCTTCTTGTATAGTATAAGTACGGCAGAAAACACCAATTATGCCTTTTTTATCTTCTGGGTCCTCTTGCTTTTTGATAGCTTGCATTATTACATCTGTGCTATCTGTAGCAGTTGGCCATTCACTCGTATCATGCCAATCATTATATAGCCCAAGAATATAATCAGCTTCAAGGAAAGGTCCGTCTTGAAATTCAAAGTAGTATTCCATATCTGATGATACAGACGGCCAGAACATAAGTCTATTTACATCAAAAGTTGACTGGTCAAACAAATCAATGTTTAAGTCTCCTGCGACTTTTCTAGCAATAGCTTGATATTCTTCTTGCGATACTTCTCTATCAAGTGGAATTATCAATCTGTGTCGTGGCTTTTCAGGGCATGACTTATGAGTTGAATGAATAACCGCGGCACAATCAAATAGCATTGTAAAGTCCCACCAAAAGTTCTCGTGAGAAAAGTCAATATCCAATGTAATTAACTGGCGGTAAAGCACATTTGCTTTATCACGCCTACCATTTGTAAGAAATCCGCCTACAAATCCACCTACATCTTTTATCTTACTTTGCTCTTCTTTTGTGGCACTCATAAACCGCTTATATGTTTCAGCGGTTACTACAGGAGTAGCTAGCTTTTGAACTAAATTGCTCCAAGTAGTTTTGGTATTTTTCCATACTTTACTTGAAACATTTAGTCCAACTGCTATGCTCAAATTTTCATCGTATTTCAATTTATCTACTTGCATAAATACTAATCATTTTTGATAAAAATCCATAACTCCTCCATCTGCATTAAGTGGAAGGTCTTGTGCCCACAAAGGTGGAGTTGACATGATTTTTACCAAATTATCATACCATAACTGAGCATTCTCTTCTGGAACCTCTGTTATAACTTCATCGTGTATTGAACCCACAATTCCATATCCAGCTTTTTCCATTCTAAGCATAGCATCACCTAACAAATCTCTTGATACAGCTTGAACTATATTTTCTGTTAGTTTGCCGCCGTAGGTATCTATGCTTATCCACTGTTTGGTTGTCTGGTCAATACCTTTGTAGCAAAGACTGCGAATAGGCATAGTGGAACGCCCTACATACTTATCTTTGAATTCTGGTTTATAGTAAAATAGTTTTCTGCCTACAGGCAATTCTATTGTCATAAATTCACCGTCACAATCAAATATAACATTTTTACTAGTGCACTTAACGGCTCTGTGGTATCTTACCGCTTCTTTAGAAGCCTCATCAATCTCTTTCCACATATCAACTATATTAGGATTGGCCATGCGCCATTTTCGTACGAGTGACATCATTTCTGTGTCTGAAAGACCCATTTTATCACCACCCATGCGCTTTAATGCGCCAAGACCTCCTTCATAGCCTAATGCTAATTCGGATATTTTTGACTTGTCGCGAAGTACTGAGCCTTTTTTAATTTCAGATTTTGGTACTCCAAACATTTTTTCTCCTGTTGCCTCATATATTTTACCATCGCCGTGAAATACATCTAATCGCCACTTTTCATCAGCAAGCCAAGATATAACACGCGCTTCAATAGCTGAAAAGTCAGCAACTGCATATTTCATACCTTGTGGTGGTATAAGTGCTGTTCTTACAAGTTGCGAAAGAATATCTGCAACATCATCATACATCATCTCAACTGACTCCCAATCACGGGCTCTAATCATTTCACGTGGTACTTCGATATGTGATATATGGTTTTTTGACAAGTTCTGCAACTGCAATAATCTACCCGCCCATCGTCCAGTTCTATTTGCACCATAGAATTGAAATGTACCACGGACTCTATGGTCTTTCATGGCACAATTAAGCATAGCATAATACTTCTTAATAGACGTTTTTGAGAGCTTTTTGCGTATATTAAGCAACT